CTCCCCGGACAGCCCTCTGCGCCGCCAGCCGCCGCACCGGCTGCCGCAACGCCAACTAACCCCATGTCGGCGAACGCGCCCGCGCCAAACACGGCGGCGACTGAACCGGGTTCGCTTGGCTTAGTAATTGCGTCTGCTTTGGAAACTGGCATCATGGCGCAAGCCGATCTTGACCAAATGCTATCAAAGGTACAGCCTGAAAGCCGCCCCAAGATTATGAATTGGGTTCGCCAGAACGGCATAAATGTTGCGCCCAACACGCCTGCGTTGGTGGACAACCAAATGCGTGGCGCGCCAGCAGATTTAGCTGGTGAAATGCGTACTACGCCAATGGCGTATGATGGCCGCACACCGCAGTCTCAGTTTGCTGACTTGCGTGGTCCAGCACTGCAATCGCAGACCGCTGGCCTTCGGGGCGCCCCGCCAATGGAACAGACACTGGCGCAATACCAAATTGGTCAGCAAGTTAAAGGCCGTAACCCTAACGTATCAACGGCGCCAGCAGAGACACCTGAACAGGCTGGGCGCAGAGCGCGTCTTGCCCGTGAAACAGAAGGCGAAGTATACAACAAAGAATTGGCGCGCGCTCGCGCTGCTCGAATAGCGGCTAACGAAGCTGGCCCTAAACCCTTGACATCCGTTCAAGAATCAAAGTTGCGCGAAAATATCACCAAAGACTACAAGTCGGCACGGTCAACAATCTCTATGATGTTAGACCCTGTGGCGGGCGTTGTGGCAACGGTTGATAAAGTACGCAAGTTAAGCCCTTCACAGAAAGAAGCCATTACAGGTTTGAGCGGATACTTGCCGTCGTTAACGCCCGGATCGCGTTCAGCGGATACGGCGATTAAAAACTTGCGTGGTAAAGTTACGGAGATGGGTAAGTCCACCGCCGCGCTTACCGGCGCTATCGGTCAGATGGCTGTTCAAGAATGGCGCATCGTTAGCGACATGATTGCATCGCTTGACATCGAAGGTATGGAACCCGCTGACTTGGATAACCAGCTAGACATCATTGAAGCGCAAGCCCGTAGGGCCGCGGAAGTTACCCGCGACGCATACGAAAATCAATATGTCGAAGAGTTTGCCCGCTATCCCGGACGCTTTCAGTTGCCTTCGTCTACAGGCGCAGCAGCTAAAACGCCAACGGCGGAGTCGCAAATGCCGCGGGTGCGTAACAATGCCGATTATAACAAGCTGAAACCCGGCGCCATGTTTATAGACCCTAACGGCGAAAAGCGGAGAAAACCAAAATGAGTTGGCAAGACGCGCCTAAGGTAACGCCAACGCGGCAACAAACGCCAAAAAGCAGTTCTTGGAAAACCGCGCCTAAGATTAAGAGCGAACGCTCTTTGATGGATACCGCGGCGGAAGCCGTACAAAACATTCCTAGCAGCGGCCTTAATTTTCTAAAAAGTATGGTAAGCGCCGTAGAGACACCTGAAGCACTGGTTAAAACTGTTGGTACGGCTTTAGACCTTGGGGCAGGCGCGCTTAACCGTGCTGTGCCGGCGCAAGTGCGTGACTTTATTAACCGTTTTGACACCGACCCGGCTTCAACCAAGCGTGCCGTGCAAACCGCACAGCAAGTGGGCGGCGTATATCGTCAGCGTTACGGATCGGTTGAAGCACTAAAGCGTACTATCGCCACCGATCCTGTCGGCGCTGCCGCCGATCTATCTACCATTTTATCGGGCGGCGCTGGCGTTGCTCGTCTTGGCGGAAAAACAACCGCGCGCGTATCTAACGCCATGACGCGTGCAGCCGAACTTACCAACCCAATAAACGCTTTGGCCGCTCCTGCCCGTGTTATACCAAAGGCGCTTGAGCGCGCGCCAGCAGCCGTGCAACAGATTATCTCGCCAAAACAATCCGCATATTTGGAAGCCGCGGAAGGTCGCGCGCCTGAACTTATCGCCCAACTTCGCGCGCCTAGTGAGATTGTGCCGGGCAGCAAACCAACTGCGGCGCAAGCTGCATCGCCGCTGAACCTTACTCAATTTTCAGCATTGGGTGCGTCAGCAGAAAAAGCAGCGCCAACACCTTACTACGTCCGCGGCGCTGAACAAGAAGCTGCGCGCCTTGAAGCCATGAGCGGTGTGGCTAAGACACCCGAAGACATCACGGCGGCGATTACGGCCCGCACCGCGGCTACAGACCCACTATACGCTGCTGCTGAAGCAAAGAAATTTCTTGCCGACCCGAAACTTATGCAGTTGGCGGATGACCCTTACATTAAGCAAGCGTTACCAGAGGCTTTGCGTTTGTCTAAATCGCAGGGCGCAACCTTTGAGAGCAACCCAACGCTGTTCCTTCACAACGTAAAAATCTCTTTGGATGATATGCTGTCCAAAACTGGCGACACTGCGTTGGTGCGCGGCGCACGTTCTCAAGTCATGGACGTTCGTAAGCGTCTGCTTGGCTGGTTGGAAGGTAAAGTTCCTGAATACGGCGCTGCTCGAACAACTTTTGCGGAGATGTCCAAACCCATTAACCAAATGGAAGTTGGTCAGTATCTAGAAAATAAGTTGAAAACATCGTTAGAAGCCGGCGGCGAACGCGCCAACGTATTTGCGGCGGCAGTTAAAGATGCGCCGGGGACGTTGAAGCGCGCCACCACAAACGAAGCGCGGTTCAAAGAACTTACTGATGTGCTGACGCCAGAGCAGGCAAAGATTGTTACGGATATACGTGATGATCTTGCCCGCGCTGCCAAAACAAATATCCAAGCACGCAAAGGCGCCGCCGCAGGACCTAAGGTAACGGACATGGCGACGGCTGCCCAAAGAAGTGCGCGCCCGCCGCAAATGTTAAACCGTATCACAACCTTGGCAAACGATATTTGGTCACGTTTACAAGGTAAGATCGACACTAAATTGGCGATTGAAATTGCTAATGAAATGTTAAACCCGCAAGTAGCGGCAAATATGTTAGCAAAATCTCTAGCTGGCCAAACGCGGGCAGCAAAGATCGGTGAGGCCGGCGGCGCTACGGCGCGTGCCGCAGGAAAAGTTTTGCGTTCGCCGGCTGCTCTGGCAGCGGAACGCGCGCAAAACGCCATGAACGAATCCAACTATCCTACCTTAGTAGAATTTTAATTTTTAACCCGTAAAAGGTAACATCATGGCCACTATCGACGAAACACAAGCACAGCTTAATACGCACGAACAGGTCTGTGCATTTCGGTACGAGAGTATCTGCGCGCGGATGAAGCGTCTGGAAAGCGTTGGCATGACTGCGGCGGGTACAATCATTGTGCTACTGATCGGCATATTGCTAAACCTAGTTCAGAAAGGTGCTGTGTGAGCATAGTCTTAGGGCAGCGCAGTTTGTCACGGTTGGAAGGTGTCCACCCTGACCTAGTGCGCGTAGTCAAGAAGGCGGCTGCACTGTCAGACCTTGACTTTACTGTATTAGAAGGCATACGTAGCGTCGAACGGCAGAAGCAGTTAGTTGCCCAAGGCGCATCGAAGACAATGAACTCACGTCACATCACTGGACACGCTGTCGATCTGGCGCCGATGATTGCCGGTGAAGTACGTTGGGATTGGCCGCTGTATCATAAGCTGGCTAAGATAGTAAAGTCCGCTGCGGCGGATGAGAAAGTCCCGCTTCAATGGGGCGGTGATTGGCGTTCGTTCAAGGACGGCCCACATTGGGAACTGCCTTGGAAGTTTTATCCGAAGGGAAAATAACATGAAAATCGTATCTTGGTTAGTTAGCCGTCTGAAAGAACCTAGCACCTACGCTGGCTTTGCCGGAGTTGCTTTGGCTTTTGGTTTGTCCAGTGAAGAATGGTCAGTCATTGCTACCGCTCTTGCTGGTCTTGCCGGCGTTGCAGCTATGTTTTTAGTTGAGTCGCCGCCACCAGCCGCATGATAAAGCTACTTTCGTCTTTGCTGTCGCTGCTTGACCGCCTCTGGGCGGCGTGGAGTGAGAACAAGTTGCGGCAGCAAGGGCGTCAGCAAGCTATCAAGGAAGCGAACGATGAGATCAATCGGCAAATCGAACTTGGCGCTGCTGCTATTAGCGTCCCTGACATTGAGCGTGACGAACGGCTGCGCGACCGTTTCGACCGTTCCCGTAAATAGCTATTGTGCTATTGCGAAGCCTATCACTTACGACGCGACGCAAGACACATCAGAAACTGTCAGAGAAATAGAGGCGCATAACAGCGCCTTTATTTGTATCTGTGAGGCTGATTGCCCGAAAGGCAAATAAATGGCTTTCCCATTAAAAATAGACGAAGCGTTGTTTGCATACGCTACGCCTCGCCAGCGCGAGGTGCTTGAAGCAGTCAATTTACATGGGAGCGCCAAAGCTGCGTCACTTGCTTTAGGTATCAATGTCGGTGCGGCAAGCGATGCTTATATCGCAGTCAAAAAGAAGGCGGAGTTGCGGGGTTACTCTCCTACCCATAATTTTACCCGTCCCGTCCCAGAAGGCTATGTCACCAAGGGCGTGTCAACCTACTATAACTCCGAAGGCAAGCCATCAGGCCAATGGGTCAAAGCATCGCTGACGCATGAGGCGCTGATTGACGCCATGCGTGAGACAGTCGCAGGCTTCAAGGACCAGATACAGCCAGCAACTGCTGTCGTTGCTCCAGAGGCTTCTCAGGAGCATCTGTGCAATCTGTATACCTTCACCGACTACCACCTTGGTATGCTGGCATGGCATCAGGAGGGCGGGGCTGATTGGAATGTATCCAAAGCAGAGCAAACTATCATTGCTGCGCTGATACAGATGGTCAATCAAAGCCCAACTGCACACACAGCAGTGCTCAATATCCAAGGTGACTTCCTGCACACTGACGGCAAGACACCCGTAACACCGACAGGTAAACACGTTCTGGACGCGGACAGCCGGTTCCCTAAGATACGCCGGGCAGCCATACGGATCATCCGCTCACTGATGGCGATCTGTTTGCAGCGCCATCAGGAAGTCTATCTGATTATAGCTGAAGGCAATCACGACGTAGAAAGCAGCGGCTGGCTGGCTGACCTGTTCGCGGTGCATTACGAAGAAGAGCCGCGCGTCACCGTCAACGACAGCGTCCTGCCGTTCTATGTATTCGAGTGGGGCGCTACCATGCTGGGCGTCCACCACGGTCACAAGGTCAAGAACGAATCACTGCCGCTGTTGTTCGCCGCGCAGTTTCCGCAAGAGTGGGGCCGCACTACCCGCCGTGAGATACACTGCGGCCATCGCCACCACCGCGACGAAAAAGAATACAACGGCGTCACTGTGGTGCAGCACCCGACACTGGCTGCGCGTGACGCCTACGCTGCACGCGGTGGCTGGATTGCAGACCGTGCAGCTTGGGCCATCACGTACCATAAAAAGTACGGCGCCGTTGGCAGGGTAATGATTACCACCGAAATGCTCGAGGTAGCTTAATGTTGTTTGAAGTGCATATCCCGTAAACCCAAGCTGTGCGCCTGTTTGCGAAATATTCTTGTTAGAAAATCGACATGATTGATAATTGACGGTTTATAGATCAATCTTCACCAATATAATAAAGCAACCACTTCAGCGCCTTAACGTCTTTCTTGTACGTTTTGGCGTCTTCTGGGTGAACGTAAAGTGAGGCTGCGTTGTGCTGCACTGACTCCAGTGTTTCCTTCAACCATGCGCGGACTATGCCGTCTAACTGGTTTGGGTCTACTTCAATCATCATTTGCTTTGCTCCTACTTAACGTTGCTGCACCAGCGCTCAAGATACCAGATAGCCTTGCGTATCTCTTGCCCGACAGCGTCCTTGCGTCCAGCGCGGCTGATATATTTCAGGGCGTTGCCGCGACAGTAACCGGCAAACTCTTCCGGCGATAGCTTCGCCTGAATGTAGTCGATGGCTTCTATGCCGCCCGCCTTGTAATGGTCAGGCTCGACAGCGGCTTTGAACTGCATAGCCTCTGCCCACGATCCAGCGTCGCTCTTGTCATCAATCATTTCTTTAGTCCTTTCATAATCTGAACGCGCTCCCGCGCCGTCCGCATAGCAGAGTAGCGCTGATGTAACCGCCGGGCGATGGCAGGGCGCTTGTGTGTCTTCAGTTCAGCGTCCAGCGCCTGCTTTAGTTCGTCTTCCGTAAGGTCAGACAGCACGGCAATCATCGACCGCCAGTTTAGTTTACTCATTTTTTAATTCCTCTAGTGCTATGTCAGACACCGCACGTTTGTCGTGCAACGCTGCCCATATGCGTTCATCAATACTCTTTTCGGTTAGCATCACATAGACCCAGACATCCTTTGTCTGGCCGCTGCGGTGCAGGCGCCCGACCGTCTGTTCGTACAACTCCAGCGACCACGGCAGCGACAGGAAGACCATGTGGCATCCGCCATGTTGTAGGTTCAGCCCGTGCCCTGCCGACTTAGGGTGGGCCAACAGCAACTCGACCTGACCGGCGTTCCAGTGTTCAATGATGTTAGGATCATCCATCGTCTTGGCGTGCGGGAAGCGGCGCTTCAGTTCTGCCAACTCTTCCTGATAGGTGTAGGCGACGATGGTGTTTGCCCGCTGGTTCTCCGCCAGCAACTCTTCTAGCCTGTCAAACTTGTGGCTGCTGAACCATATCGAACCGGGGCCAGCGTCGCGGTTGTAGACAAAGCCAGACGCCATCTGTTGCAGCTTGGTCGTTACCGCTGCGGCGTTCTGCGCTACGATCTGGTCTTCGCCAAAGCGCACGACATAGTCCCGCTTCATTCTTTCGTATGGCGCGCGGTCATCCAGTGGGACGCGTACCTCTGTGACATGGCACGGCGGCAGCTTGTCCTTGTACTCGCCCGGCTCCAGCACGAATGTCGCAGGGCGGATGCGCTTCATGACCTGTTCAAGCGCGCCGGCTGCTGGAACCCATTGACCGAAGTCGCGGTTGGTGCAGATGAAATACTGTTGCAGGAACGCACCCTTGGCACGGCCCAACAACTCTTGGTTGATTATCTTGCATTGGCCGAAGACATCCTCAAGCCCGTTCGACGTAAACGATCCTGTCAGTCCCCACCTTATCCTCATCGTAGACATAATTTTCTCCATCGCCTTATAGCGTTTACCTGACGGGTTCTTCAGCCGCGTCAGTTCGTCAAACACCACCCCATCAAAACTTGATAAATCCTTTAGCTTGTCCAGATTGTCGTAGTTGATGACCACCACACTGGCGCCGCTTGCGATTGCTGCTGCGCGCTGCGCCGGCGGCCCGACAGCCAACGCGGGAACAATGCTAGACCACTTGGGTGCTTCCACCGGCCAGACATCAGTGCAGACACGCTTGGGCGCTACCACCAGCCAGCGGTTGACGATGCCGTCGCGCAGCATCTCATCCATCGCCGTCAATGTGATAGCGGTCTTGCCAGCGCCCACAGGCGCAAGGATCATGGCGCGGTCACGTTCGTACAGGAACGTCGCCGCCTGTTGCTGGTACGGCCTTAGCTGAAGCGTTTGAGCCATGCGTCTATGTCCTCTATCGACCACAGGCACGCGTAATGCTGCTTGGTGTGCGCCATCTCGTCTGAAAATATACGCTGCAATGCAGACAGCCGTCCGTTAGGCTGCTTGATCTCTACGAACCAAGCCTCGCCGTTGGGCATACAAGCTATGCGGTCGGCAACGCCTATCTGCGTAACGCTGCGGAACTTGTAGGCAAAGCCGCCCAATGCCCGCACACGTTTGCAGAAATACCGCTCTATTTCTTTCTCAGTCATGCCAAAAGGCTACTACAAAATTTTTTGCTTTTCAAGGCTTGCATTAAAAAATGTTGCAGTCTATACCGACCACTCAAACAGTAAAGTGAGGTACAGTATGCAACATAGTAAGATAGTCGGCGGTTCGACCGCCAAGCGCGTCATCAACTGCCCCGGCAGCGTGGCGCTGGTGGATACCATGCCGCCAAAGCCCAGCAGCAGCTACGCCGACGAAGGCACGCTCCTGCATGACACCATTGCATCCATATTAGAGCGTGACGTTGATCCGTATAGCATGGTCGGCACAACATACGCTGATAGCGTACTGACCGAAGCGTTGGTGGATGACAAGCTGGTTCCCGCGCTGCGTGCGCTGGACGAGATAGACCCAAAGGGGGAGATGACTTATGCTGTTGAGAGCCGGGTTGGTTTTGGTGATTTTCTGCCTGACGTTTTTGGTTCTACCGATCTTCTTGGTCGCATTGGTGATAGAGCGGTCGTTCTGGATTGGAAGTTTGGCGATGGCGTGGCTGTCGAAGTCGAGGAAAACAGCCAGCTACTCTTCTACGCTGCGGCAGCTAGGCGAACGGCGGAAACGGCGTGGGCCTTCGACGGAGCCAAAGAAGTAGAGCTGATCATTGTACAACCACCGTTTGTTAAGCGGTGGGTGACAACGCTAGACCGCGTTGATGAGTTTGAGAAAGAACTTGTCGCTGCCGTTAAGATAGCCATGAAGCCAGACGCGCCGTTGGCATCGGGCGACCATTGCAAGTGGTGCGCGGCCAAGCCTGTCTGCCCTGTCATGACCG